GTTGGATCAAATGCTCCATCAAGAGTAAATAACCCCGCACTTATGATTCCACCAGTAATAGAATCAGCAGCAACAGTAACTTTTCCAGACACAGCAGTTAGGTTTCCAGTTGCATTTACACCAGCAGCTATAGACATATTGCTTTGTAATCCATAAGCATCATAGCAATCAAAAGCTACTGTAGGCCCTATAAGAATGCCCTGTAATCTTGTATTTGCCCCATCTGCTGTATTTGCTATACCAACATAGGCTGCCATACAACTATCGCCAGCGCTTGTTTTGTTAACACCAGTTTTCATGTTTACAGTAAAGGCAATATTATCAGAAGCGGCAGCATCTACAACTGCATTAGCAACACCGTGTTTCCCAACACCAAGTGATGGTCCACCAGCATAACTTACTGGAGCAAATGTTGATTGTATTGTTCCGCTTGTCACTGCAATAGCATTTGTATTTGTTCCTTCAATACTAATTGCTGTAGTATTAGAACCAACCATATATAAACCGTAAGTATTTGCACCAGTAAGAGATATTGCAGAAGTTCCACAATCACCAATGATTAAACCATTAGTTTGTGTTCCTGCTAATCTAATTCCAGTGCCAAAAGTTCCAGTTTCTATGTCTAACCCTACAGTTGCAGAACCAGATATATTAATAGCATCAGTAGTAGTTGATGTTACACTAATGCCATATCCGGTAGTAGCGTTTGATACAACAACACCATTTAGCGCAGCAGATGTTTTTACAGTTACTGGAGCATTTAATGAATTGTCTAAAGTTATTCCATGACCAGAAGTTAATTCTGCTATATGGTCGAATTTGTACGATCCATCAGCAAAATCAGCAATGGCTGTAGTATTTGTATTCACCTGGTCAATCAAAGGATTGATGTCTCCTGATTTAACAAAAATGTTATTATCAGTGCCAATTCCAGGTACAACGTTTCGATTAGTAGGATTAATCCTTTGAATAGTTGCCATATTTATTTATTTTTTTATTATTCATTTCTTAATAGTTCACTTCCTTGAGTTTGAAACCTTGGAGATTCTACATTTTCAATCGCCAAGTTAACAGCATAATCAACAACTTCCTTGTGCATATGTTCAGACAAATCGCAATCTGTTAACGTTGATAAACTAACTTCTGCGGGCTTTCTTATATATCTTATATAATAAGCCAAAAGAGTTGATGTTCCGTCTATAATTATTTCATTTTTAAATCCTTCGTAAGGTAGTGAAACAACTTCTATTTTATCAGGAACATTAAAAGGATCGAGTTTAATTTTGTTATATCTATCGTGAGTTATCGGTTTTACCGAGACTCTTGCAGTTATTGTATGTCCAAAACAATCATAATAACTGATAGATACTTCTTCTTCTAATGCAAACCAATAGTCTGTTGGTAAATCTACAAACGTCCCATTAGGTTTATTTTCAACATTAGTAGTAAAAGCAGTTACAACTTTACTTGACGTGATATTCCTTAAGTCATCTCTTCGTTTTTGAGTCTCTTCTACAGATTCTCTTCTTAAGTTATTACCAGAATATCTTTGCTTGACAATGCTTGAAATTGCCTTATTTAAAAATAAGTCTATCTCTTCAGGTCTAAAGTCAGGATATGACAAAGATTCACTTTTGTCAAATCCTGCTTTAAACTCAGTATGCATTCTAGCAATATTCATAGTTTAGTCTATTTCTACTTTTGCTTTTAAACTTTTATATACATCTTGATGTTCAGGATCTTTCAGATATTCTATGGTTTCTTCCATACCCAATCCTATTTGATCTCCGCCATTTAACATATATTTTGGTCCACTCTTTTTTATCGCTTTAACAGCAATACAATTATGAATAAACACCTTCATCTTAAAGTCTTCGTCATTTACCAAAGATATAAATTCACTTGGTTTGTCGTCCATAAATTCAGTAATTTTACCTTCTATAAAATCAGTTGAAGCATCGTTATTTACTCTTTGACCCAAAAGCTTCAATACATCACGCATATCAGCCAATGTCAATCTTGCAAACAATTTATATGCTTCTCTACGAACTTTACCTTTTTCATTCTTAACTTTTGCTTCCTGTTCTGGAGATGTCATAACATACCTATATTCGGGACTGTCATATTTCTCTGTTTCAGAATTAGCAACTTCAGAATGAACAAGTAAATTTTTATACCATATATAATCCTTTGGATTTGCTAAGTCCAGCATGATACCTTCTTTTGTGATAGGTATCATTGCTGGATAACTAGCCCAATATTTAGCATTATACATTGATAACGTCCCAGGTTCAAGTTTTAATTCTTTTTCCAGTAGGGTTTCTTCATCTTTTTCAATACCTGTATTATGCGTACGGGTTTTGACATTCATTTGTACTGCTATAAATTCAGCACAATTAGTATAGCGGATTTCTCCGTCATGCCCTTCTGGTAACCATGTTGGTCGATTAATCGGCTTTACATGTATTATACCATTTCTTTCCATCACTCTTATACTTAATTGTTAATTATTACTATTATTAATTATTTGTTCTTTATTTTTATTGCATCTATGATTTAAACTGATTTTTCTTCTTGTCTCTTCGGTTTGAATCCTAGATCTTACATTATGAGATATTGTAGTTGGATATTCTATAGAATATGAATATTTACCTATTTTAACATTAGGGTCTTTTAAGGACAATCTAATAGATTTTCTTGTTACTCCTAATATCTTCTCAGCATCTGTCATACTATAAAATTTCTGTACTACACCATCTCTCTCTGCGTAAATTTGTATTCTTCTTGGATTGTTGAGTTTTTTTAATATTTTTGTTTCTTCTGCGTCAATACAATTTTTCCCGCCACTAGTCAAATTCATTCCAATTTTCCTATCAGTAGATTTATAATAAGCAATATATTTGATTTCTAGATTATTCATATCACAAGCTGGACATTGTTCTAAAATCTCAAAAGAATGCTTACTATAACCGTATTTAACTAAAGAGGCATAAAGATATTTTTGACCCTTACATTCCAATCTTTTATACATTTTAAAGCGTCTATCAATATCATGAGACTGACCTATATAGATTTTTCCGCTAGGGTTTGTAATCTTGTATATTCCAGATATTTTAGTCATGATATTGATAGTTTTTTTGTTTTATAATTTATTTACACGCCTGCATATATGAGCTCTGCGCATGACATTGGATTTTTTATACAAACTCCCTGAGTTGTCAGACAGTATAATTCATAACCATCAACTGCAGATGCAGAAGGTTCGCTAAATGATTTCTTAGGACCATAAGGTGAAGTAGAACCAGGAACATGCCACATTTTGTTTCCATTCTTAGGATACAGTTTTGTGATGTTAGGTTCACCTTCAGTGGTACCAAAGTTTAAAATCGTATAACGATAATTTTCAGTATATCCACCATCTGGATGTGGAAGTCTGTTGTCAATAACATCATTGTACTGAGGAAGATTTACAAGAGTAAATCCAACACCCTGAGGACCACGATATTCTACATACTGACCACCAAAACCAAGATTCTGACCTGACCCAAAGACACGCTGTGACGGACCAACACCTACAGGCTGAAACAAAGCTGTCTTAGCTTCAAGAGCCTTATGGAACTGAACCATACCACGTTCACCTGTTAAAGCAACAAAGTGACGTTTGTCTTCAGGAAGAATATTGATAGAAAGATTCAAAAGAACTTCTGTCAAATAATCAATGGTGAAACTTGTGTAGTTAAATTTGTAAGCAGGAGAAATCTGCTGACGCAGACCAGCACCTTCTACAATCGGGAAGTTTGAACTACCAAACATATCAAATGTCCCATTAGGATTAGCGTTGTATTCTGAATAAAGAATGTTATTTTCTTTTTCACGCATCCACTGAGCCATCATTTCCCATTCAGCATATTTTGTCCAAACGTTAGTTCTCTGATTGCTAGTAGGATCCAACATAGAGATTACCATAGGACGATCATGCATATTTGCAGGAACTGTGTATTTCTTACCAATAGTTGAGAAGAAGTTACGCATTTTGAACGGTGAACTAAAACTGGTTGAGCCATAAGTTTTGTTCAAAGTCCTTTCCTGCGGTGAGTACAATTTAGACACCATCTTTCCATTTGCAAGATATGCAGGTGGAATAAAATGATTTACGTCTGGTTTCATATGCTGTACTTCATATACCCAGTACATTCCATCAGAATATGGTTCTGCCATAACTCTGACTGAATAATCACGATTGTCAAATATAAGTTTATCTGACAATACGAAAAACTTCTCACGAAGCTTCAGTTTAAAGATTGTTTTCCCAATGCCCGGACGAGTCATGTCTGGAGCATCATACCCTATGATTGCTACAGCTTTCCTGTCGTCACCTTTAAGCATCCACTCATATTCTCTATCAGTGTCTACTATTTTGGTACCGACCTTGGATAACAGATATTCAAGACCACGATATTGGTTCATTCCAAATACGCGGGCAATCACATCTGATATAAGCTGCGGGTGTTCCATAAAGGCGGTAGCAAGATGGTTCTCAGTTGTGAGTCCAGCCCAGCTTTTCGGCCAATATAGTTGCAGTGTGTTAATTTCCTGTGCCATACTATTAAAATTTAGTAATTAATTGTTTGTTATATATATTTATTGTTTTGATGCCTTTAGAGCCTTTTCCATCACTCCCAAATTTACATTGGACTTAGAATGATTGTAAACGCCCATTCCACCCGCCATCTTATCTTGATCTCTCAATGCATCTTTTAGTCCTTTTGCCACTTTTGTTGCCGCTTTTTTATCAAATCCAGAAAAATCCCAGTTTAACGCAAGAGCTATATATGCTACCTTTGTATTAAAGTTAGGGTCTTTCTCCATTGCTTTCTGAAATTCATTTTTCCCGTCTTTATCAAACTTAGTCAATCCATTATGAATCACTTCTTTCTGTCTTGAACTAATTTTGAATCCAGGAATAATTTCTTCAGTTTTTTCCAGATATGACTTAATACCGTGTTTCCAATTTTCAAATCTCTCTGACTGTTCTTTCTGAGCAGCAATACGTTGTTTCTTTTCTTCTTCCTTCTGCACCTTAGCATACTCAAGTAATTCTACTTTAGCTTCTTTTGCTTCGTCAGCAAGTAATCCAGAATCATCCCAACGCTGTATTTTCTTATCTATAATCTCACTAGAGTAGCCTTTGAGAGTATACAAGTTTCTAATGAGATTCTTTTGCAAAGACTCATTTTCTTCTATGTCAGAGTCTTTTATATTCTCATAAGTACTAATATTTGAATTCTGTTCAACAAGAGATTCTAAAGGAATACCAGCCTCAATAGCTTCTATAAGTTCCTGTGCTTCTTTAGTAAAAGAACTTTTATATTCTTCTATACCAGCTTGTATACTCTTTTCTTGTTTTTCTTGAATCTTAGATAATATAAATTCGTCAGAATCTTCAAATTCATCATCCTCAAAATCTATAATACCTTTATCTCTCTGTAACTCTGCGAATACTCTTAATGGAGAATTAGTAGTGGTTTTATCAAGTTCAACTTTACGAGAAGGTAATTCCTCTTCATATTCTGGCTGATCTTCTAATTCTGGCTGATCTTCTAATTCTACCTCTTCCTCTTCGTCTTTTGTTTTTTTGGTTTCTCCCTTAGAAGATTTTTCTGTTTTTTTAGGACTTTTAGTTTCTTTCTCAGGTTCTTGTTTTGAATCATTTATAGATTCAATACTATCAATTTCATCACCCAGATTAAGATTTAATCCTAGAGTTGACGAAATATCTCCACCTTTATTCAGAACACTCAAATCCAGCCCTTCTAATTCATCTTCAAAGTCTGTGTTCTTAGTCGTCATGTGTGTTGTTTATTAAATTAATTATACAAAGATATAACATTATTTTAGTTAAGTCAATGAATTTCTAATATTTTTTATTAGTTTAAATTTATGTCTATAGCTTTTATTATTATTGAGAATTAATTGTCTGGTTTTATAACGGCCTCTGGAAGTGTATACGCAACTCCTGTTTTTAAATAATCCTGTAGTTGTTGAAATTTCGTTGCAACACTTGGATTTTTTAAATAAACTTTTTTTGCATCTTGCCAATAATTTTGTTTTTTAAATTGTTCTGGTGTTCCTTCAAACATTAATCCCCTTATTTGTCCATCAACCCAATTACTTCTAAATTGTTCATATCCATCACCAACTCCATTTTTCCTTACGTTATCATTCCAATCATTCCTTAAATCTCCTGCATTTGCTTTTATAAAAGAGTTCTCAAATTCTTGCCTATGTTTAGAATATATTGGATCGACATCTTTTAATCCATGTAACATGTCAAGCATTATATTTTGTTCGTTATTTGTTTTTGGATTGTATACAACTCCAAATCCATTTTTATTTGGGTTTTCGACAGTATATCCATTTGGATAGTGTACTGAATTGTTTTCTAAGTTTTTAGTATCCATGAATTCAATGTCACCCTTACCAGTTTTTTCTCTTGTAAAATTAGTATCAGCCTTTAAAACAATGTTGCCCATATTTTTAAAAGCAGGATATTTTGAATATATTGAAGACAATATGGGTGGATCGCCAATAACTCCACCATCATCAAAATGTTTAATCATGTCTCTATGAGACATCTCTGGATAAGCATCTCGATATAACTTCCAAGTGTTATATCTTTCTGATATTGGTAAACTACGCCAATTACTCATTCTACTGATATTCTATCTAAATTATCTTCCAAGTAATATACTGGCATTCCATTATCTAAATATAACAATAGTTTCCTAAACTTGTTTTCTTCAGATAGTTGTTCATCCAGAAACCACTTAGCAAAACTATATGTCATATGATCACATGATTTTAAGGCGATTTCCGCTATGCTATTCCAGTTTGCGGTAACTTGTATCTCGTGTTCAAGAGATGCCGTTAGAACGTCTCTTAGGTCTATGTATTCCTGTTTTACTTCTGGCAATGATGGAATAATAGGTTTGCAGTTTCTATCCATAAGATATTCATGAATTTTCTTCATGTGTGTCATCTCTTCATGACCATATTTTAGGAATAGTTTGCCAAAATTACTGAGTCCTTTACCATCTACACAAGAAGACATACCAAAGTATATCTGTGCAGACTGAAACTCATTAAATATCTGTTTGTTGAGAATATTAACTATTTCTGGTTTTAATTGAGGAACTAATTCAAGTTTTGACTTAATCCCGTTTTCTAATACTTTCTTTAGTTCCATTACTTGTCGTATTTATTTTTATTTTGTTTTGCCACACGTATAGCTGTTTGAGCTTTTAATTTCTCTATCTGTTTTTGAGCGGCAATCTTTTCTCTTTCTACGTTGAGTTTTTCCTTATCTAAAGATAATTTTTTATCTTCAGTATCTTTTTTGTTTTGTATCTCTCTATCTTTCAGTCTTTTTTCTTGCTCTTTGTCGTATACGTCAGAATCGTGTTCACGTTCTTCCAATGCCAATCTTCCAACTTCAAGAGGATCTGGAATACCATTAGCGTTGGTATCCAACTCTTGTTGTCTACTGAAAACATTGATTTCAGCCACCTGTATCTTTGTTTCATTATTAGAATCTATTTCGTACTTCTTAAGCTCCATTTCCTGTTGCTTCATCTCTTTAGCAGACTCTATCTGTTCCTGAGCCATCTGCTTATTAGAATCAATCTGCTGTTGTTGAAGTTCCATCTCTTGCTGTTTTTGCTGTTGCATAGCAGCTTCGTAATCCAAAATCTTATTCTTAGTTTCTGTGATGGAATCAGACATTAATATATCAATGACATTAGAAAGACTTAACTTATCTGATTGTAACCCTATCTGTGTCAGTTGTTTAAGCATTTGTACTGCTTCATTATCCTTAGAAGCGTTAGATAAGAATACACCGTATTCTGAATTGTCAAATTCACTACCATCAATTTCTGCAAAGACAGTAGCCATATCGTCCATTATATATTGCAACTTCTTACTCTTTCCACGCCAAGCATCCTTAGCAACTTCTATAAGGGCTTCATAGACTCTTTTCTTGGTATGATTATGTACTTCAAACCATTTCTCTGTAATGAGAGAAGACTGCTCTACACTTCTCTCTACATTACCGACGAGTTCTCTATTATGTACCTGACCCTTCCTTTGTTTTGTTACTCCAGAAAGTTCACCAATCTTGTTTTCTATAAACTCAAGTAACTGTATATGTTTATCTATATACTGTCCTTGTTCCATATTATATTCTCTATTAGATGTGGAGCCAGACATCATACCAAGTCTTTGACCTTTTTCAGATTCTTCAAAAGAGTTCTTAAAAGAAATGTTAGCTGCCTGTACATAATACAACCACTTATCAATATCAAAACCTTCTCCCTTTGGAAGACCAGCTAAATCAAATTCCATTATCTTTCCATAAGATTTAGCTAAAGCTAATTCTGTTCTATAGAATATAATGTTGAATAAATATTGATAAGGTTTTATTCTGTCCATCAAAGAAACAGAGACTGAATTATTTGCATTGTAGACCGTACCAACATAAGGTGACCTGCATTCAGAAATATTATCCATATTTCTTCGTTGTGTTCTACAACGTTTTTTATCGACATAAATATCAGCACCAATCCTGGTTCCTTCTCTATATTCATTAATCCATATCCAGTCAATTTCTTCTCCTGGATCTGGCTTATATGATTCATCGAGAGTGATTCTTTGGGATTCTCCTGTGTTTTCATCTACAAAATTTACTATCCCAACTTTACGTCTTGATTTCCACACAGTTCTTAATACTCTTATCTTATCCCTACCTTTATCGTAGTAACTGTATTGTTGGCTTAAATCATTAATAGTATCTATTTCTGGAATATCAGATGTATAGATATTCCTTGGTGTTTCATAATTCAAAGTATCTGTTAAACTACCAGTTCTATTGACACCTCTTTCAAGATAGTCAATCTGCTCTGGCGTTAATTCATCATACCAGGTATCAATAATTTGACCTACTGACATCCAAGTTTCTTCAACTATTACGTCAGAGTCATCTATAAAAAATGAATTGTGAGGTAGCAAATAGAAGACCTCCAATGGATTACAACGCCTAAAGGTTGGTTCATCATTTACTACATCGATACGATATATTTCTTCTCCAGAAATTAATGCGTCTTCAAAACCAGTAAGTAACTTGTTCTGTACATCTAACTTCTTGGTCAGATATTCTAAAGATCTAGAGGCCATCACTTCCCTTAAGTCCTTATATTCATATCTGGCATACTTTTCAAGTTGTTTAAAGAATGACGGATCTTTCTTTTCTTCTTCTGTTAAGTTAGAAGAGAGTCTTTCCATCAACATTCCTTTAATAGACTTTGCAAGTTCTTCCTGTTTCTTTGATATTGCATCACTACTAGTTGCTCTTACCATATAGGAAGAAAGTCTTTTAGACTCTTCACCTATCAACAAGTTAAATATAGGAGTAACAATGTCATAATGTTTTAATGATGCAGGAACATCATTCTTGTCTAACCCTAATGGGTTGATGACGTACGTTAAATCGTCTTTATGAAAAACACCAGCGTAAAGATCGTAATTTATCTTCTTATTATATCTGGTTGACCTTCTGTTAGTGTCGTATGAATAAATTAAACTTATCGCACCGTTTACGCATAACTTGTACCATTCCTCATTCTTCTTACTCTCTGGGAGTTTCTGTTGAGGCATAAACGATAAGTACTCCATAAATATGTCTTTTTAATTAAAACTACAAATATACGAAATTTTAAGTCAGAAGTAAACTAATATTATTTATTATATTAGTAAAGAGCATTAGGTCTATAGCTTTTTTGATTAAGTCTTCTTGAAAAGAACGGATCTCTAGTTTTTGCCTTATCTTCTGCAAAGATAACTTTTTGTTTATGAAGTTCTTGCAATGCATACATACACATTATGAATGCCATAACTCTATCAAAGTTGCCATTATCACTATCATAAAGAATCATCTCTTTTAATAACGCAACACTTCTTATCTTTCTTAAACTTAACATCCCTGGTTCGTATTCCTCCTGCAACCAATCTCTTGCAAGGATCTCTCCGTGGTCTTTTAAAGCTACATTCATGTGCATACCAAAACCACGTTCTACAGTAGAATTTGGTATTACATCTTTAATGTACTTAGGTTGAGTCATCAACAGATGCATACTCTTCTTTTTTTCAAAGTATTGCTTAACACCCATCTTTTCATTTTCATACAATGCTATACCATTATAATATAATAATAGTCTTCTGCAATTTTCGTAGAACATATCAGCGAATCTAGGTCTGCCAGAATATTCTGCAACGACTCTATTAGATAATCTGTCTAAAACTATTATACTTCCAAGAGAAGAAGTCGTTGATTTGTCTGCATCATAAGGGTCAATACCAGCTATATATCTCCCATATGGTATTAATCCATCATTATCTGTATCTGGATGATGATAAATAACCACCGCTCCATTAGAATCTTTCTCTTTCTCTAATGGAAAGTCTCTAATAGATGTTAATTCGTTATTTAACTTTGGTTTTACATTACCATTATCATCAAAAATCAATTCACAAACCATCTCTGCATCTTGATATATTCTTTTGACCTCTAACTCAGACAACCATTCCTTTATCTCTGAGACTGGAAATATATTTACATTAGTTCTTAAGAATACTTCTGATGGTTTTATTGGATTATATTGTATAAAAGCATTTAATGGGGCAGAACCATTCTTACTACCACGTAAAATTTCCCTTTCATCTTCAAAATGCTTTAATGCAATGTCGTAATTAGTATTACCTTGAGCATCTTTATATTCATTAGGACGCATTGTTGCAGGAATAAACAATCCTATCTTGCCCTTTTGTTCCCATTTATCTTCAAAAGACATTATATCATATACTTCTGGAGCATAAAACATTTTGTATGCATCTAAAGTTCCTCTTTCCATATCACCACCAGTACCAATATATACACAAGTACCATATTTACTTGTACCGGTCATCATTGTTTCTTTATCAGCCTCTCTTGCTGCTTCAAGATTAGAAAACATACCAATTTCTTCTTTAATCATCAAAGAGTTACGTGAACCTTGAGCGGCATAATCATTATCTTTATAAGAAACGTGATTAATAGTTGACATACTACCAACCTCTTGCCAAGTTCCACCAACTTTTTTCTTATATTTGGCAACTATCTGTTTCCCGGGAGACCAAGAACCACTATAAGATTGAAAAAATGGATGTGGGTGATATTTTCCCGCGAATTCTATACCCTGTGAAGCCAAAATATCTAATCCCATCTTAGTTTTGACTAACAATCTGGCAGAATATTTAGAATCTCCAGCACCAACGGTAATATTTGCTGTGGTTTTATCTATTATTTCGTCACTAGACTGGACATACCTCTTTGCACCATTAAATAACCATTCGTGTGCGACCAAACAACTAGCCATAAAACTTTTTCCAGTTTCACGAGCAGTCATAATCATTAAATCTGTAGCGTCATTCTCATATTGAGGACATCCAAAGCTCTTATTGTTTTCTTTTAAGAAGTTAAACATTGCCTCTGGAGTATCGGCAATGTTTAGATTCCCATCAAAACCAGATAAACCCCTAGAACAGAGATAAGATGGGAAGATTTCCCACTCTACATCCCTCAACCAAGGCTTTGAAATGATTTTACTCTTAGACTTTCCTTTATTTAGTAGAATATTCCAAAAGTTTACATAAAAATATAATTGTGGAGGCATAAATTTACCACCAACCCAATATCCTTCTATGCATCTGCGCTTCATTTCCCTCCAAAACTCTCTAGCGTCGGCAGAAAACCTTACTGGAGTCTTAGGTATCTCACTATCTTTTAATAAAAACTCTTGATTATTTATCCACATATTATATTAACCCCTGTTCGCTTGCACTTTCTTCAGCACCACCCTTAACATCTCCTTCAGCACCCTCTTTTTCAAGTTGTTCTGATATTCTTTCTAACTCAGAGTATAGTTTACTGTTGCTTAGAAGCATCTTCTCTATCTCTTCCCAGTTGTTTTTATAGGAAAGAGTAGACATAAACTCTGACTTTTCATCCATAAATCTTGTCCACAATACTAATTGTCTTTGAGCTGACGTGAGAACAAGTTTTTGATATAGTTGTACATATTTTTCAACCGTACTCCAATCGAATTTAGAATCATGAAGATATTCATTAGCAATAATATTCCTTCTATCACTAATAGATACGTTAAACAGTAGGCTATCAGGATGCAGTAAGAGAGAAAGGCACCACATAAATGTAGAACTTTGTTCTTTCTTTTTACTTTTATCTGTATCATATAATTCTTTAAATTCTTCTAATATAAGGAAATTACCATTTACATCCCAAAAGTTGTTCTTTAAATCGAAATTATTCAGCTTCATCATACCTTATAAACCCTTTAATGAATATAACATCTTTTGTTTTCTCGTTCTCTAAAATCCTATTCATATCTTCAAAACTCTTTTCAATAATAATATTACCTATTGGTGGTCTACAGATTAACATACACTTAGTTTTCATAAACTTAACCTTTTCATTATATACTTCTTCAATAGAGCATATGTCTTCTATCGGAATTTCCTTCCTTGCAACAACGGCATTACCTACTTGTTGTCCTTTATCATTGAAATATTTAGTCTTTATTCTGAATATCATATCCTACAAGCTTAAAAAAGTTTATAAGATCTTCCGATGTTGAACAATTTAAAGTTGGAACACTTAAAAAGTTATCATCTTTTTCACCAATGATACTTAACTGTTCGTCACTTAATATAAATATTGTATAATCATCGTTAGAATATTCATTTTCATCTACTTCATAAAATCCAAGGTTTTCTAAATCACTTGCTTTCATCTTCCTTCTTCTCCATTTTATTTGTTTTAAAATATTTCATTCTATTAGGTTTTATTCCAAACAATCCAAAGTACATCATTCTCACGTTCTTAAAGTTTGGCATAGCTATATGCTTGATAAATTCAAACTGAGTATCAATTATTTCCTCTATCAAGATTTTCTTCATTCTCGTATCTAGATGTATCTCGTGTATTATCTTGTCCTTCAGCTCCATCTTCTTCAAAAATTATTAATTCGTTTGTAAACACATTGTCTTTAACAACAAAACTTAATTTGTATTTATATTTAGGCATTTCTTCTGTTAAAATAACCATTAACATTTCTAACACATGATATTTATCTAACGCTTCATGTATTGAATCGCTCTCGTATTTAAAATGACCCGCGTAAGAGTCTTTTACTGTACTGATAACCATTTCTCTACTGGACATTTGCTTTTTTTACTCCTTATCTTTGCTGGTATATAACATCCACATTTTCCACAATGGAGATAGAAGCCACCAGCAAGAGTGCTAAGAAATTCACAGTTGTTGCATTCTTGTGATCTTGCGGTGGCTATTGCTTCGGTGACAGGGTCCTTCACTATGAGGTGTGTCCAACCGTCTATTATCTCCTTTAGATTACTCACTTTACATATATATTAAATGTAACACTAAATTCATTTTTATTTGGTACTATAAGCCTTATAGAATCAGATAAATCAAACCCATTCTTTGTCTTAACTATAATACCCTTCTTCTTTAAAGCAGATATATTGTTATTTAAAGAAGCTTCAGACATATCTAACTTACTTCTTAATGCAACTCTACTCTTATATGACAAGATGTTCTTTTCCAAGGTTTCTCTCTTTATATTTCTATTAGCATATAACACTAACATAATAGAAGATAGAACATCTGACTCCTTATTGCTTAACTTCAATACAGGATTAAGCACCCTTATTGCTATTCTAAAAAACCTTTCCTGTGTTGTTTTAATCGGTATGTTCATTGTTCTTGAAATATGCATTCATATCATCCAAATCTTCAAAGACTGGAATATTATTTTGTTCGGCAGTGACTATCTCCCTCTTAGTACCATGACTGGACTCCCATCCAGGAACAAGAAATACAGCATCAGAACATTGTAGCCATCCCTGGCTATTGTCAAAGTAATCATCATAAGATTCCCATCCTAATTGTAATCCCATTAGAATGTCTAAACAAGGTACGAAAACACTATACCCTGCCTTTTTAACTTCTCCAGCAGTCTTTATCATTCTATGCATATTAGATATGTATCCTACTGCATCATCATTTAACTTTCCTGCTATGTAAACTTTCTTCATTGTTATTATTTAAAAATTACTATCATACTATCGTGCATTGGAGTCTTATTATTAACATATTCTCCGTAAGTGTTAATACCTCCAAATTTTAATCTACCTTTCACGAACCTTATTTCTTTTGCATTTGGAAGAATAATATTATGAAACAATATAGTGCTTGTAGAAACAGGTAACAATAAAACACATGTCTTGCCTTTTTTACTTTCCTCTAAAGCCTTCTTTACAAAAGACTCTTTTAAGTTTCTACTATAAGGCGGATTGACAAAGTTACTATTTCCCCACTCACATGATAATCCACAAAACCCTTTAGCGCTGGCATATAATGGACATGGGTCAAAATCAAAATTAAACTCTTCGTTTAATTTGTCATAAAACTCTTTTGGTGTCTCCCAGTTGTCATTGCTATCCAAATTCCTATTCTTCATACTTGTTATTTAATTACAAATACAAAGATACAACATTTTAACACAAAAGTCAAGTAAAAATGTAATTATTTTTATTATAATAATAAAAAAACCATTAGAAAATAATCTAATGGTTCAATTAGTGCAGTTCTTATGGGATGCAATTTAATTATCTTTTGTTTTTCCAATTTCTGCCAGTTCTTTTTGGCAATTTGCATTTTACATTTATATTTTTATCACTCATTTTAACAAAAGTTACAACATCTTTTGTCATCTTAGGTGTGATACATTCTGTATACCCACTAAAGTTTATTGTTGGAGTATATTTATGATCTTGAAACACATATAATGTTATTTGTTCTTTAATGTATGCATTTGTAACATTCATTAACTTACAAAATAGTACTCTGTATTTGTATGGATGTTCTTCAAATCTCTTTTGTATGGTTGTTTTAGTAACGCCAACTTTAATAAATTTTTCTTTACCATCAAACATTTCTACAACATATATAAGACATTTTCCGCATTTCCTTTTTATACACTCGTCCATCCATTCCTTATATCTCCTACTTCTTTTAATAAAATCTACATACGCTATTGGATATGAGTACTTACCAATAGTAACTTTATCATTCCTTTGTTGTAATGATTCTGATGGTTCTTTAATTAATTTGATTATTTCCTTCTTGAATTGTTCTAATGTTAAACATTTCTCTATCAATTCATTGGATCTCTTGCAATCTAATTTCCAATCTCCACATTGTTTGATTATCATATCTTGATAATCTTTCATTAATTGTTTTTCTGTTGTTTTAATCATATAGTAACTCCCATTCGACAACGTGTTTTTTGTCAATGTTGACTGCTTCTTTATTCTTTCGTATGTAGCTGTGCATTCGGATTTTATCCCTATTACCCCAGTGGCGTGTTCAACCAGTTATGACGTTATTCCACTTACTACACCTTATAAATAAAACGTCTGTATATTATATTATATACACTAACGTAAACTGATGAACCAACGTAAGTTATTAACTCCTGTACTTGGTTGTTGTCTTTTGACTCTTTCAGTTCTTTTATCATTAATACAAAGATACAACATTTTTTACCAAAAAGCAAGTTTTTTGTAAAATATTTTTAAAATTTTTTTAAAATTTTTTTTATATCTATGGATATTGGTGTGCTGATGTCTTTGCTACCAACCCCCACTAATTGTTGCAGTGGGAAATATCCCCCCATTGCCAATATGCTATGAATACAAATATCCAAAACTTCGTATGTGAATCTTGTGAAGAAACTGCAAACGGTGGGTTTAATACTCACTTTGTGCAAGAAGACTCATTGTTCATTGGTGCAAGCTTCTATGCTATCACCAAAACAGCAGTTACTGTTGGAGAAACTGTACCTGTTGATATGAACAAGTTCAAGATAGTGCGTAAAGAGCTTGAAGATGGTAAGTACTGCAATGTACTGCGTTCAAGAGCTACTGAATAGCACTCACATAAGCATTGTACTGTACACTATTGTACAGTACTTTTGCTTAACACTACAAATTCTTATTTAAAGTGTTAGATAAAGGCTTGATATTAAAGGGATTGAGTGAAGTGCTGTCTCTCCTCACCCACCAAATCCATAGCATTAGCATAACACAGAATTTAACAACATTGAATTATATCGCTTTAATTATAAACTAACCCACATCAGGTATGATGTATAAATATATACAACTGCTATGAAGATAATATTATATCAAATTGAACAACTGCAAGTATTGCATTGGAATAAGGCAAGTCTCTTAATTAGCATTAAAAAAACAAACCTATTGCAAGGTGATACGCAACACGCCTTCTGTACAAAAAATGTATTTAACAACATAACAAAGCAACTGTTAAACAGCCAATCAATAGAATGTTATCTTGTTGATAAAAAATACAATTCAGAAAACTTACAGTGGGTTGCATTGCCATCCATATTCTAACCTCATTAAGCAAGCTATCCACTCTTAACGGACAGACACAATACATGGTGTGTTGTGGATACCATGTCAAATCCGACACTTGCTTTTTAATATTACACCAAGATATTTTAATGTGAAATGTTCAGCGGGAACAGCTTTTAAAGTAGCTGTTATCACACATAAAAAAGAGCTGAGTTTGAAGTTGTACTCAACAACTACCTAGTTTGCAATCGACCAATAAAACCATGTTGTTTAGGATAAGATTGAATTAGAAGAGCGTAAGATAGTTGTCTTGCGCTAATACGACACCATTGTCAAGCCTCTACGTGGCGGTGTTAGAAACTATAGAAATATAGGCTAATTGACAAAATAGAAATGCCCATTCATATAATTTAATTCGGTAAAGAAAGGATTATTATGAAGCGACTTTGACCATATTATTTATTATGCTTATGCTTTGTCTCGTAAAGCAGTGCCGCAATAAAAATAGTAGGCAGACACTAAGATTGGCAACGTTTGATGAATATGTAACTGAGCCCTTAAATGGAATATTAACCAATACAAATATATATAAGCTATGAACAAAACAGCAAGAAGTTTTATGTGGATTACGCTTTATCCACAAATGGAAAAAAAGCCACCTTCAAGTATCGCAAAGAAAATCACATTAGATGACGGTGTAATAGTATACGAATTCTCTGACAAATCAGAAATTCATGATGATATTGAAGAAAACCAAATTATTATATTAAGTCCATTGTCATGAAAAAATACATCCTTACACTTTGGGCTGTTATAATAATAGCCTTTTTGATTGGAATAGTAATATTTCGTTCGTTTGTGCCACCAAATACAAATGATAAATCACTTATGGACGGTGACACATTATGTCACTGTATATTGGATGAAGATAATTAAATATTCATAAAAAACAATTAAAACCATGAAAAAAGAAAAAACATTATTCAAGCTATGGGCATTGCTCATATTTGTTATTTGCTTTGTAATACTCTCTATTATAGGAGCTAATAAAGCATCAGCACAAACAGTTTCCAAACCAAATTGTAAGATTGTAGATGGCAAATTTATTGCCACAACAAATAGTACAAAGTGGACTGATACAATTATAAGTACTACCTAAAAACTGATTGATATGAATGCAAATATAAAAGACCTAATAGGCAAAACATTAACTTCAATTGAAAAAGAAAACGACTACATTATATTCACAACAGATACAAATGAAAAATATAAAATGTATCACGAACAGGATTGTCGTGAAGGTGTACAAATTGAAGATATTGAAGGTGATCTACAAAAACTAATTGGTAACCCAATTCTGCAAGCAGAAAAAAGCACCAATAGTACAGACACATTCGGAAAAATAGAAAATCCATATTCTTTCACATGGACATTCTACAAACTGGCAACCATAAAAGAATATGTAACTATAAGATGGCTTGGAGAATCAAACGGATATTATTCAGAATCTGTAGATTTTGCTAAAGCCGACGAAAAAGGTGCATTTTCAACATGGTAATAAATAATTAATCACGAATTAAAAACTGATTAACATGGAAGATGAAGAAGATATGGAAGATATAGATGACTTTTTAGATATACTTAATATCATGGATCTATAATCACGAAATCGTAACGTGATACAATAGTATTATAATTTCATAAATTATATCACAGTTACGTAGGACACACGAACAGCATTAAATCTAAATAAGTGTGTCCAAACCTTACTGTTCATAGCAGAAAAGACTCTCACGCAATTTGTAGCACCTCGAAC